AACATACCATACCCGCCCACGAAGAAGGGCAAGTCGGCCTTTTGCCGCCGGTTTGGGCTGAACGCCTACTACTCCGGCAAGCACTGGGCGCAGCGGAAGAAGGACGCCAACGAACTTCACGCGCTGACTCTGGCCGCCATGCGGCGGGCCCACGTCCGCCGAGCCGTGTTCCAGCGCCCCGTCAGCCTGACGTTCCTGTTTGACGATGGGCTAGACTGTTCCAATCACGCAGTCATAATAAAAGCCGTGGAGGACGCCATGAAGGGCTGGGTCATCGTAGACGATAACCCGCGCTATGTGAAGTCCATCACCACCGGGTTTCATGACGCCGGCTGCATCCAGGTGGAGGTGATGGAGCTTTGATAACCGCAGATCCCTACGGCATCAGCGGAGCGGTGGCACCCTGGCGCAGTCTGGACGCGATGGAACCGGTTGCAGAGCGCAAAGTTGACGAATGGGATGCCGAGAAGGCCAAAATCTGTGAGCGGTGCCCTCTGCCAGACTGCTACACGGAAAGAGCTGGCTGCCTCCTACGTACCAAAGTAAAAAAGCCCAGACCATCCCGTGATTTGCTGGAACGTATGTCGTTGGACGGGAATGGGCCGGAGGAGATAGCACAGGCAACCGGATACTCCATATCAACCACCAAAGAGTACATGAAACAGTTTTTTATGGCGGGGCCATGTGAACGCTGCTCGTCCAGGAGCATTTGTGATGCGGCTGGCGGGACGTGCAGCAGAAAAGAGCGGTGGAAAACTTGCAAGGAGGAACCGAACGATGGACGATAAGACGCGCGCCCTTCTGGGCGACCACGAGGCGACGAAACTGGCGCATCTCTCCCTCTTCTCCGGCATCGGGGGACTTGACCTTGCCGCCGAGTGGGCCGGATTTACCACCGTCGGACAGTGCGAGTGGGCGGATTATCCCACCCGCAAATGATGAACGGCACTTATGGCCAGAGTTCCTGCGAGTTATTGACGAATTGCGGCCGAGGTATGTTGTTGGCGAAAATGTTAATGGCATCTTATCTACAATACATGAGTCCATTTGCACCGATTTGGAAAAAGAAGGATACGAAGTCTGGACGTTCAGTATTCCGGCTTGTGCTGTCGGAGCGCACCATGAAAGATACAGGGTTTGTATTCTTGGCATCTCCAAGGGCAAGTCAGGACTTCAAGCCGATCCGCAGGCAGACACCACAGGAGCACAGCGGAAAACACGGACAAACGCTGAGCGCCAGCCTTGGAATTATCTTCCCGGAACGTATTGGGCAGTACATCACCCCCCAGTTTGCGGAATGGATGATGGGATTCCCGATTGGATGGGGGGATATCCGCAGTACAAACAGTGGATGCAGTGTTACGGAAACGCCGTAGTCCCCCAACAGTTTTACCCGATCTTTCGGGCCATAGCGGACATAGAGAGGGGAATTATACATGGATGATATCAAATTAGCCCTGCTTGGTAATAAAGAGGCGGCCAAGCGGCTGACGGATGCGGGGATGCTGCTGGCGTGTCCGTTTTGCAAAGGACATGTACGTAGAGTAATTGGATTTGGCGGCCTGAATTTCTTCAAGTGCAAAAAGTGCGGAGCAGTAGTCAGTTTTGACAACGACTACTACAACACCCACAAAAATGAGGCAATTACTGCCTGGAACACCCGCGCTTCGATTCTGAGCGCGGAGGAATTGCAGAGATTGGAGGTCAAGCCATGACGCGGGAAGAAGCGATTGAGTGCCTGAAAACTATACAGCGGTGGACTCCGGACTGGGATGACCGGGAAGATGGGCTGTCTTATTGGGATGCTATTGATATGGCCCTCTCCGCCCTCCGCCCCGTCAGCCGGGAGCAGGTGGAGCGGCTGTGGCCGGGGTGTGACCGTTGCAAAGCAGCTGATACAGCAATCGCATGGGAGCGGTGGGGACACCAATACTGTTCTCAATGTGGTCGCCCTCTCACCCCAGAGGCGTGGGAGGAACTGAGAAAGAGACTGGAGGCGCTAAACAATGACAAAAAATGAATTTATAGCCCTAATTGGGCAAGACGTAGTTGTAGACTATCCATTTGGCCGAGAACTCCAGCGGTGGAGCATGAAAAACTTTTATATCGATGGAAATGGCGAAGTCAAACATAATCGTCTCACGCTTATTATGGATGCTTTTATTGCCAACGCAAGAAATCCCCACAAAGGGAAGCCCACGCATGGTTAAGGAGGCGCTGAACGATGGCAAGGGCGATTGATGGAGAGTTGCTCGAACTGGAGATTGCAAATATTGCAAATAAACTGGCAAAATCCGATGCACAAAAGGCATTGATGGGACGGGTAATGTACTGCGTTGAGCATATGCCCACCCTCACCCCGCCGAACGAGTGGGTGAATCGAGTGAGAGAGCTTGACGAGCTGTACACAAAGCTCCAGATCGTAACAGGTTTTACAGCGGAGCAACTACTGGAAATTTTTGCTGCTGGGTATACGCTGGAAAAACCAGACTACTCAAAGAAATTTGCGGAAATGGAAAATCTGGCGGAAGCTGCCCAGCCGAACGAGCCGCTGACGCTGGAACAACTGCTGGAGATGGTCGGTAAGCCGGTATACATTATCGCAAACGACATGGGCATAGCAGAGTGGAATGTGATAAAAGGTAAAGATCTAATTACCGTGGGATACGATGTCCCTTTTAACGGAATGAAGGCTGTGAAGGAAGCACTTGGTTTCATCAATGGAAGATCGTTTCGGCTTGATACTTATGGAACGTCCTGGCTTGTCTACCGCCGCCCGCCGGAGGGAGAGGCCGATGACTGAGCACATCTTGTCTCTGAGCTACGGAAAGGACTCACTGGCGTGCCTGGGCGCTATCGAGCAGCTTGGATGGCCGCTTGACCGCATCGTCCATGCGGAGGTTTGGGCTACCGATACCATCCCCGCCGACCTGCCGCCCATGGTAGAGTTTAAGGAAAAGGCAGACCGAATCATTAAGAGTCGCTGGGGGATTGAGGTGGAGCACATGCGACATAAGTTGACGTTTGAGCAGATGCTTCGCCGGCCTATTTGTAGAGGGCCGAAAGAGGGCGTCATAAAAGGTTGGCCACTTACAAGCAAATCACGAGGATGGTGCAAGACGCTCAAAATAATGGATCGGTTATCCCCTAATGGTGCTGTTTCGTACGTTGGTATCGCCGTCGACGAGCCCGCCCGCTTTCACAACCTATCCGACACCAAAAAGTCCCCTCTGGTGGGACTGGGCTGGACAGAGGCCGACTGCCGCCACTGGTGCGAGGAAAACGACCTGCTGTCCCCCATCTACACCACGGCGACGCGTGGCGGCTGTTGGTTCTGCCACAACCAGGGCGTGGGGCAACTCCGGCTCCTGCGCAAGAACTACCCGGAGCTGTGGGCACTGATGCTCAAATGGGACACTGATAGTCCGGTAACATTCAAAGCAGATGGCCACACTGTACATGATTTTGAGCAGCGATTTGTTCTGGAGGACGATGGGCTGATCTCTGCGGATGACAAGGTTTTTCGGTGGTCAATGTTGAACGAGGAGCTGAATTACAGATGGTTTTGAGACACAAATACACCCGTGCAGAGCTGGAATCCATCACCCAGGAGACCGCAATCTACATTGAGGGAGCAGGGATAGCCCAGCTCCAATGGGGCGGCCTGGAGATTGCAGAAGGGTGCAGGGATGGATATCTGTACTGCAAGCACATCAAGCCGTTTTCTATGGATCTGTACGGCCAATACTGGACGGCCTGGGATGGGCCGCCGGAGGAGGGAAAGTGATGGACATTGAGAAGCTGATTGAGCAATTAAACGGATATTTTGAAGGGAATGACCTGAAAAGAGGCGTTGCCCTTGATGCCGCCACTGCTCTCTCCGCACTCCAGGCCGAAAACGAGAGGTTGCGGGACGAAGTAGAGCGGCAAAGGAGGAGCGCAGACAATAGGCAACACCTCTATGAAAATGCAGAACGGGCATACATAAAAGTTCTGACCGAGTTGGAGCAGACCAGGGCAGAAATCACCCGTCTGAAACACTATGAGGACAAGTGCCACGACTGCCCTATCGTTTGCGCCAAAACGGAAATTGTCAAGGCGCACGAGGAGTTGGAAGCCGTACAAGCTGAGCTGGAACGGGTAAAACGGGAAAGGGATGCGGCAGTAGAGGACCTGCACAAACTTTGCCCCGCATGGAAGTGGGACGGCCAAAAGGAGGACTGACATGGAACGGTTGACCAGAAGATCAGCCGATGGCAGGGCGTGTTTCAAGCCCCACCTATATGGACAAATGAATAAAGATGTCTGTGACCGCCTCGCAGCCTATGAGGAGACTGGCTTGGAGCCAGGGGAAATCGAACAACTCAAGGGTGAGGCTTTCGGACTGAGAGTGGACAAGCAAGAGCTGGAGCAATATCGTGCTCTCGGCCCCATTGACCGCCTCCGCGAACTCAAGCAGGCCGACGATGAAGGGCGGTGCGTGGTGCTGCCATTCAAGCCTCCGAGATGGGTGTATATGTGCAGTGCGCGCTTCCCCAAACCGGCAAAAGCCCATTATGCAAGCGCCATCAATGTGTTACAGGATATGGACAACGGGTGTGTATTTGGGGATACCCCAAAGGAAGCCGAGGCCGCACTACGGAGGGAGCAGGATGGCTGATATTCTGACGATCATAGCTGCTGTGGAGTGGATGGCGCTTGGCCTGCTTGTCCTGTGGAAGCTCAAGGGGTGGGATCGAAAGATGGAAGAGTTATACGAAGACATGAAGAAACAGTGGGAGGCCGAGCATGAGACTAGTTGATGCGGATAATGCACGAGAGTGCTTTGGTGGTGATGGGGTGACTGGAGCCGTCATGAAGCGTATGTTTGATAGCCTACCCACCATCGACGCCGTGCCTGTGGTCAGGTGCCGGGAGTGCAAGTTTTACCGAGAGTTACGTACAAAACGGCACAACCAGCTCATGCGACTGTGCTACCGGATGGGCAAGCACGATATGGAGTACCCGGTCAAGCCGGATGATTTCTGCTCCTACGGCCAGCGAAAGGAGGACAACCTGGACGGAGCCATCGAAAAGTACCTGAAAATCAAGGAGGAGGCCAACATGGACAAGCCGAGAATTTGCGAGGTGCTTGGGGTTGAACCAGAAGAAAAGTTTGAAATTAGAGGAAACACGTTAGGGCGATTTCGTATCAATAAATATGGGACATTCCAGATTGAAATATCAAATGACTGCTGGGGATTCTCCACTGTGGAATGTCTTAACAATCTCATAAATCATCCAGAAAACATCGCCCGCAAGCCACGCTGGACGGAGCAGGAGGTGGAGAGGGCGAAGGCTATCAAAGTGCTATATCCAGTTGTTAAAACATTGGCATACGTTGATATAGTGGGACAGACATTTTACATGTATGATGACGAAGACAACTATAAGGGCAGTCTTGATAACCTTGATGAAACGTTTCCTACGCTGAGGAGCATAAGGCGGGCCACATTGGACGAGATCATCGGAGGTGCCCAATGACCAGAGAAATCCTTTTCAAAGCCAAGCGGCTGGATAATGGAGAGTGGGTGGAGGGAAACATTGTGGCTGTCCCGGAAGATGCCGACTTTATGCCTGGAGCGTACATTCTACCGCGGTTGGTATCGGCCAGGGCAGACCCGCCCACAAAAGGGAGGATCATGCTAGGCGGATTCTTTGAAGTTGACCCCGCCACGGTCTGCCAGTACACCAACATCGACATACAGCGAGAAGCGTGGCCGTCCTCCGAAGTACACAAGATTTTTACTGGCGATATGCTGGGCGAATGGGGCGAGGACGAGGAAGGCAACGAGTGTGTTTGCATCCTCGGCGTCGTGACCTATTGGGAAGATGAAGGACGCTATGTATTGGCAGACGAGGACGGGTTGTGCAACGACTGGACGCTGGAGGACGAAGCGAAGCCAGAGAATTGGCCCAACCTCATACACTGCGGCTCCATCCACGACGGGGAGGGCGGACAGTGTGAGTGAGTGGATCAGCGTCAAGGACAGGCTGCCGGAAAGTCAAGCGGATGTCCTTGTGGTGGCGTTTTGGCATGAACGCTGGCAGACCATGATGGGCTGGCATAGTGACATGGGAAAGAAGTGGCGTGTCATTACACCACACGGAGAAAGAGAGCCGGGCGGTGTCACCCACTGGATGCCCCTCCCAGACCCGCCGAAGGAGGGATTTGAAACGGACAGGGGAGCAAGAAAGTATACGGCGGGAGAAATTAAGGAATTAGCAAAGAAAGCATTTGAGGCTTGACAGAACGATTATTTTACATTATGATATAAAGGGGGATTATAAATAAAAATGAAATAAGATATTTCAAGTCTACTTAATGCAGTAGGATCCATGTCCGAAATGCTCAAAGTATTCTATGACAATCTGATAAAACAGGGGTTCTCCCAGAAAGAGGCTCTTTACCTGACCAGCGACTATATGAAGGCGGTGTTTGGGAAATGAAATATAGCAATCCCGCTTGGGAGCCTTACTTTGAGGACATTTCCCCAATCCTATCAAAACTCTACTTCCTGACCAACTCAGGGACTATCAGATACATCATGGCGACTATGATTTTCAAGAAGATGTCCTTTCTCGAATGGAGGAACGAACATTGGACTTAACAAAATACGAAATGGAAACTATCTACAACTACAACCAGGAAGAGCCTCTTGCATCCTGCTATACGATGGATCGTGCCCTGATTCGCCGATTAGATGTACTTGCCGGAAAACACAAAGAAATTACTGTAGTTCGAACAGGTGAAGGTGTGAGGGAATATACTTTCCCCAAGAAGTGGATTAAAGTCCGCGCTCCGAAGGAACTATCGGACGAACAGCGGGAAAACATGGCAAAGAGAGCAAGAGAGAGGTTTGGGTTTGCGAAAGAAGGTGACAACTCTGAACAAGAATGATGTGACTATGGAGCAGGTCGTAAAACGGAAAAGAAACCGTCCAGACCTACAGCAGTTCGGGTATGAACTTGCGGAGCCGGGAGATAACAGCAAAGCGACTATGTTTATCCAAGCCCTCAACAAATTTGATAGAGTTGACCTCTCTGACGAGAATGCTGTAAAGCAGAGAATTGACGAGTTCTGGCAACTCTGCATCGACTTTGACACAAAGCCACAGGTATCTGGTATGGCTGATGTGCTTGGACTTGATAGGCGGCGACTATGGGAAATTACTCATGATGTTGTCGGGAGAAACCTTGAATGCAGCTCTGCGACAAGGGACTTGATAAAAAAAGAGTACAGAAAACTTGAGGTTTTATGGGAGTATTACATCCTGAATGGTAAGGTAAACCCGGTTTCTGCAATCTTTTTGGGGAAGAACAACTTTGATTACGCAGACCGCCAAGAAATCACTCTCACGCCTGGAACACCTCTCGGCGACTCTCCCGACCAAAAGCAGCTTGAGGAACGGATCGCTAGGTCTGTAGTGGTGGATGAGTAAACGACTATCGACTATAGTAGCGACTATGGCTGAAGATTCGCCAGGGACTAGCGACTATGACAGCCTCACGCGCGGGAGGTTGTGCCCACTAAAGGCTGCACAATCTCCAGGGCTGGCACTTTGGAGCCTAGACCCCGTGCCCGATTTGGCCGCAACGCTGAAAACTAGCGTGATTAAGTTCCAGGCCGACGGCAAGCTGCCCCGCGTGGAGTATATCGGCGGGCGTTGTGACGGCCCCCGCTGCGCCTGGTGGGACGCAGACAAAGAGCGCTGCGCCGTCCTATCGCTGGCCCGTAACAAATGACAATACCCCGGCTCTCTCCTGATGGAGTGGGCCGGGGTTGCTTTATGCCTTGTGTGGCGCTGTGCGGTCCTCTGTACGGAGTTTTGTGGCATTGGAATATAGAGACACCGCCAGACATTAAAACTGATCTACGGGCCTGTAAATGGCCTTTGCGGCGGTTCTGCTTTTTGGGGCGTGATCTCTTTGTTGGTCACGGGCGCAAAAATGCCGCTTGCTGACCGTAGGAGGCCACGCAAGCAGCGGGAAGTTGCTGGGGAGTGTAGGGATATGGGCGGACACGCTGGAGGGACTGGAGGGCAAAAAAACCGCCCCATAGCGGGGCGGGTGGTATCTAAGTTAGCATCCGACGCGGCAGATGCCTCCATCGGAAAAGAAAAGAGAGCCTACTTAGTAAGCCCTCTCTTCTTGCCGTATTAATATACATATCTATATTTCAATCCGTGGGGCCAGGGTCGAGGCCCACCAGAAAGCTGCGCCTCAGCCTCCCGACGCTTTTATATTACACTTCGCGGCGGCCTTTGTCAACTCCCAGGTCAATAGCGGATTTGAGCAGAGACATAACCTTCCCGATATGCTGGGCAGGGTACTTGCTCCACCAATCATCCGGGATAAGGTCCACCAGCTCGGCACAAGTGTCAGGGTAGGCTCTCCAGCCGCTACACTCTTTTGCTTGTTCAACTTTTAGCGCCGACCGGCGTTCTTCTGCTGTCAGCCCCTCATAGGCTTCGCGGGTGAATACCTCTTTAGCAGTCAGCTTTTTCATGGTTTGCTCTCCCTTCTCCCCTGCGCGGGGCCTCCATTGTGTTGATTGTATCGCGCCCGATCGGGGCAGTCAAGATTTTTTCGCCGTCTCCCAGATCACCACAAACGGGAGAAGGATAATAAATAGGATAATCAAGCGGGGTCCACCTCCTTTAAAACGCCGGGGAATCAAACAGATATTCCCCGTTTGCTTTATATCCAGCGTTCCAGGTTTCCACAAGCTCCGCCGCCTCTTTCTTTGTGCTGCAAAGGTGGGCAACACGTAAACCGCCGATGCAGTCAAGCGCAAATTTGAGGTTGTCCCCGGCCTTGCAAGGCAAAACATAGGAGTAATAACCGGGGCTGTATTCTGCGTTTTCACGGGGCTTAAAAATGCTTTCGTTGCGATCCTGGCAGACCGTGACGGCCATATAAAATTTCTTCATGCGTTTATTTCCTCCCGTCCGGCATACCAAGCGGCGAGTATTTTATCTAACCGCTTTTTTCCGTTGTTGCTTCGAGGCTCAAAAACAATGGATTGCATCACCGGGTCATAACACGGTGCGTTATACCCGTTACTGATGGACAGCTTACCGGCGTCATATGCAATTTGTTCTGCGGATGTCATGTTCATTTCCTCCATTCTCCCAGCGGGCGGGTCAAGCCTCGTCTGCATCGTCCTCGTCCTCGTCGTCCTCGTCAAACGTTCCTGATTCTTCCAGTTCGTCCAGCACAGCGGAAAGGCATTCTCCCAGAAGATAGCAGCGAATTGTTACGTCGCAGGCCTCGGGGCCCTGACGGAGTACGTCGCGGTCCCCTCCAAACTCGTCCAGTGCATCGGCCAGCAAGTCCCAGTTGTGGCACATGGCCTCTTCCGCCTTGTATGCGTTGCAGTAGTAGCTACCGCTGGCATTGCCGGTGACGCTGTCTTCTATCCATAGGTCCTCGTTAAGCTGTTCTTCCAGCTCGTCCCGGCGGCCTTTCCACTCGTCCAGATCCACGTTATCGTCGATATACTGGCGGATGTCCGCCATGATCTCACTTCTGTAGTCGTACATTTTTATTTCCTCCTTGTAATGGAGGGCCCGCCCTGGTATAATGGGCTTGCCCTGGTGGTTGGTGGTTCTTCTATCGGGGTTCTCTGCCCTGGTCACTATTGCGAGTAGTGGCCGGGGCTTTTATTTTTTGTATTTGATATATACATCTTCACCATAGATATAGCCGTATTCACTGCGGATATAGTGCGTTTCCCGCTCCTGCTGGCGGCGGATGTAGTCTATTGCCTCTTCCTTGGTAGGCATGGCGGCTATTAACTGACCATCCCTTATAATATGATAGCGCTTCATTTTCTTTCCCTCCCGGCCTGTGGCCTGTCGTGTGGCCCTGTGTGGGGCCTGTATCGTGTTTGCTCTTGATGGTGATAATATATCATGTTTAATCTCGATTGTCAATAGTGTTTTTGATATTTTTTCATGTTTTTTCTCGATGGTTAATTTTGTGTATATAAGTGTGCTTTTTTGCACAATACGGGGAATATGTTGGGGCACCCCTGGGGGATTGTTGGGGCGTTATATGTATAGGGTGAGTGCCGCGGATACCGCGCAACAAGAAAAAGACGAAAATATTTTATGTTTTATCTTGACATGAATAAACACGATATGCTATAATGCAGACAAGGAGGCGATAGTAATGGCAGAAGCAAAAGGCGCAACTGAGGTTGTGATTGATTTGATGAATAAGAATGGGTTTACTCCTGCTGTGCTTGGAAAGCGGATTGGAGTGAAGAATACAGCAATTTGGGACAGGCTGTATAATTCTAAGAGGAAGGAGCGGGGTACTGACGACATGAAGGTTGGAACGATGACACAAATGCTTAGAGGAATGGATTATAAGTTAGTCGCCGTTCCGATGAATAAGAAAGTCATGTCGGATGAGTACGAATTGAAATGAGATACTTTTTAACAAGGGTGTCGAGCAGAGATCAGAACCTTGCGCGGCAGCTTGCGGTTGCGAGAGGGTATTTTGATATACCGGATGAAAATGTGTTCTGCGATAAGGCAAGCGGAAAGGATTTTGATAGACCGGAGTATAAGAGGCTAAAGTCTATTGTTCGTCCTGGCGATGAAGTTATTGTGAAAGAATTTGACCGCTTCGGAAGAAACAAGAAAGAGATGAAGCGGGAACTGGAGTGGTTCAGGGAGCACGGTGTAGCGGTAAGGATTTTGGATATACCAACAACGCTGATAGACTTCAAAGACCAGACCTGGGTTCTGGATATGGTGAACAACATTCTGATTGAAGTGCTGGGAACCATAGCAGAGCAAGAGCGAAAAAAGACGAGGCAGAGGCAAGCAGAAGGAATAGCTGCCATGCCGGTAGTTGATGGGAAACGGGTTTCTGGAAAGACGGGCAGACCAATGGGTAGGCCACTGGGAGAATATCCCGACTTCCAAAAATTTTTCAAAATGCAAAAAGACAGCTCCACCACAGTGGAAGCCGCCTGTAAAGAGATGGGGATTAGTAGAAGTCAGTGGTATAATTTGAGTAGAAAAAAGAAGACCGGCTTGCCCTCTGCTAAAAGCAC